AAACTCGAGTGCCTCAAGGTTGTTGCGACAGGACAAGATACGTGCGTATTTGGTCAAGGACGGCATGGATAAGCTGGCAGTAACAGAGCGCAAGGAAGATATAACACGCAGTTTTCTGGTACAACAATACCTCGATTTGATCGCACTAGCTAAGAAAGACAATAAGAATCTAAGTACTGCTAAGTCGGCATTAGATTCATTGGCCCATGTTTGCGGACTATGGCAAGATTCACGACGTATTGAGGTTACCGGTGCAGTCAGGCATGATCTGGCAACGCTAGACAGTACAAAGTTATTAAAGCTACTAGATCAGGCGTCACAAACCGATCCCATGCCTATTGATAAAGAAAATATTAGTCACGAAATTGATAGCAAGGACACCATTATCGATGGGGATTTTAGGCACAAAGAGGGTGACGATAGCTAGATATATTTGTGACTAGGAATTTTTCAGGATCGGGAGTCTCAAACCTAATGTACGCGCGAGAGTCAACCGTTGGCCACCCGCCGTCCTATTTCCGGAGTATTACAATTCGCAACCAATTTTCTGTCTATTTTTAAAACCCAATTTTCCCGCTATTTTAGCAATCCTTTTTCCCTTCTTTGCTAACCTTGACATACCTTAACAAAAATACTTGTGCTATAAAAGTGTCGCTATGGACAGTTAGCTACGACATTTGCGACATTTGTGCCTGTGTTGCAACCTTGACAATACCTTAACAACACCTTGACATTTCTGGGTTCAATGCGGAGCAAAAGGGCCTTTAAGTTAGCAGCCTGGTTAGCAACATTAGCAACCCTGTTAGCAATCAATAAGCTGGACTTAGGCATATAAGAGAGGGAGGGTTAATACCCCCCAAAACCACTGCAACAGTGCAACACCCAAGCATTAGGAGTCCCATAAATGGGGATATTTGAGGGGGGGAGGCTTTAATGGGGGCAATCAATAACCTAGCATTTTAAACGTTCGTGTTAACGAACGGTGTCTGTTTTGCACCTTAAAGTACCCATATTCGTAAGGTTTGGATGTGGCTTTTGTGGTAGTCGTAATTCATTCATTCGCATATAGGGAGAGAGTTGCGAACGAACGCATTTGTATTACCTTAGATGCGGATTTGAGGGACGGATGGACCGTGTTCAGGGGTTTGCCCGACACGGGACTCCGATCCCTGTATTAAGGGGTGGTGGGGGGTCTTTGTTACTTTAAAGAACACATGTTCGTTCTAGGCACGAGGGTTGACATACCCTGACTCAACCCTAGCTATAAAATGTCGCATGCGACAAAATCATGGACAAAAGCGACAAAATTCGCTAATTTAGCCTTGGTTTTAGATTTAACTGGTGGGGATGCTATATATACTACCCCTAAAGGGGTATATATAGCATCACCTTTTTCTTTCTTTTTTATGTTACTTTTTTCTTTCTTTCGGTGCCGGATTTATGGGTTCGTGTTAAAGAACGTATGCTATACTTTCGGTTTAAGGGGCATTTGGCGTAGTTGCCGTGAGAAAAAAGAAGCGGGGGCGGCCATGATCCAAAAACGATTGCACAACCTCTCTGACCTAAGGATCAAAGTGCCCCCCTCCAGGTTGATAACTTGTAACTTAACAAATTAACGGAGGTTACTATGCCCAAGGGTTTCGGATACGGAAAGAAAAAACCCCTTACGAAGAAACGCCCTAAAGCCGGAAAAGCCAGAAGGCGCAAGTAGGTGGCGGAACAGCTTACGAGGGAACACCGCAAGGAAGCGGAAAGACGGATAATCATGGAGTTCGCCCGCAGGAACTTCGCATCCCCCGACGGGGTTGAACCCGATTTCCTCGATCACGTTAAAATACTCGAACGGAGCCAGATACACGCCGGGGTAGCCGGTGGGGCAGTACCGTTTCAAAAGTGGGAATACTTAAACGAACTGGCGAGGAGCTTTACCGAAGACAGGCTCGTGGCAGTACTCAAGGCCCGTCAGCTTGGATTCTCCTGGACCGTAGCAGCGTACGCGGCATGGCTTGCCACCTTCTCAACAGGGGCCAATATCCTCATGATAAGCAGGGGACAGACCGAAGCGTTCGCCCTCCTCGACAAGGTAAGATTCATATACAAGAACCTGCCACCCCACTGGCAACTACCACTCTCGCCGGACTCACGGTCGGAGATCGGTATACCCCAGATGAGCGTTAAGATAGCGGCACTCCCCTCCACCGAGGATGCGGGCAGATCGGAAACGGCGTCCGTAGTTATACAGGACGAGGCAGACTTCCATGAATACCACGCACAGAACTACGCGGCGGTAAAACCTACCGTGGACGCAGGGGGACAGATGATCATGGGGTCAACCTCCAACAAGAGACATATGCAGACCCTGTTCAAAGAACTGTACCGCAACGCCCCTGAAAACGGGTGGAAACGGGTGTTCATACCGTGGAGCGCACGCCCCGGACGCGATGAAAAATGGTACGAAGGGGTGAAAGATACCGTCCCCGCCATTGACTTAGAGGGAATGAGCCCCGAACAGTACATGGAACAGGAATACCCGGGGGAAGAAACGGAAGCGCTCGCACCGCCAAGGGCACAGTCCATATTCGACCGCGACATGATAGCCCAGATGACAGAAGACTGCGCCGACCCCGTAAGAGTAGTGGGACCGGCTAACATTTACCAGGAACCACGGGCGGCACGTAGATACGTCGCAGGCACAGACGTGGCGTCGGGAGTGGGCATGGACTACTCCGTTACCGTCGTATTAGATGCCATATCGGGAGTGGTAGTGGCCGACCTCGTGTCCAATACCCTCCAGCCCGAAGACTTCTCCGTCGCATCGTGCGAACTCCTCGAGGTCTACTACAACCCCGAATGGGGAATTGAAAATAACTTCTCCGATACCGTCATTACCATAGCCCGTGACCTCAATTACCCGAGACTCTACCGCCGCAGGGTGGGACGGGGTAAACAGGTAAGACGGGAATACGGATGGAAGACCGACCGCATGAGCAGACAACAGATGTTCGACGAACTCAGGGCATCCTTCAACGCGGGACACTTAACCGTACCCAACCGGTACGGCCTTAACGAATTCTCCACCATCATCGCCGCACCCGGGGAAAAACCACAGGCAATGGGCGGCACACACGACGACTATGTTATGGCACTCGGAATCGCTATAATGGTTAAGACAGACAGGGGCATCGGCGGATCAGGAAAGATCATCCGCATGCCCGCATTCGCTTAAAAATCATTTATATAACAAAATTACACCGGAGATAAAGCGAAATGGCGGACTTAAAGGCAAGACCTGAAATAGACACGATCATAAGATTCCGCCGCAAGATGGGTGAATTATGGTCGGATGCCCATACGGAATGGAGAGACAACGACGCCTACTACCAGAGGAAATTCCAGGTATGGAACTCCAATTACCAGGGAAGGCCCGTATTCTATGACTCCACCCCGACCCACCTCGTAGACCACGCCGTCTCATCACTGATGAGCTTCTCCCCGAGAATACACCGTGAGCCGGTGGGAGACTCCGAACAACATAAACTGGACGCCACCGCCGTTGAAAACGCCCTGAAAGCCATAATGGATGACGCATCCATGAGCGAGACCAACGTCCCGTGGAAAACACTGGGGCAGTACCTCGTGGCACACGGCTACGGCATAGTGGAAGGACCACTCCTTTCAGGACTCAACGACCGCCCCGGCGAACCAGACCCGGAAGACTACAATGACGAGGACGACTACAACTCGGCAATGACCATATACAGGGCACAGCGGAAGAGCTTCAACCCTATACGGATACGGGTGCCCCACCCTTCAACGGTACTGATGAATCCCCGTGAGAAAGTCCCGAGTATGGCCATTAAAGCCTCCATGATGACAGCACAGGACCTCCACGAGCAGAGCATCATCAAGAAAAAACGCCAGCGCCGCAGGTACGCCGAGATATTTGAACTCGACGACCTCGATCCGTGGGACGAAGTGGAAGTATGGGACTACTGGACACCCCACTGGCACGTAAAACTACTGGCGGGAGCGGTAAATAACTACACCCCCACGGCACAGGGCGCGTCCCCCATATGGATGGAACGCAACACATGGGGATTTGTACCCTTCGTACATGCCTTCGCGGGATGGGGAATGGAAACTGCCGACGACGGCATTAACCCCGCATCCCTCGCACAGGGCATACTGACACCCAACAAGGAAACAATCCGCAAACGCACACAGGAACTGTCGGCATTCCACCAGATACTGCTGAGATTCGCCTTCGCCCCGATGGGAACATCAAGAGATCCCATGACACTGGCACAGGCCATATCCAACGAAGGCATACTGGAAGGTGATCCGCAGGACTTCTGGGTTATGAATACCCCCGACGTACCCGGATGGGCATTGCAGTTGAGGGCACAGACCGATAATACCCTCGAACTGGGCACCTATTCGTCCGCGCTGGCAGGGGTGAGGCAACCCGGTGTTACCACCGTGGGACAACAGGCACTGCTCCACACCGCGGGAATGCGGATATTCAGCGGGCTCGGGGTGCAGAGGGAACACATGGCGTCCGTTATAGGATCACGCATACTGCAACTGGTAGACTCGGTATCGGAACTGTCAGGCGGCATCGGCGCTGCGGGCAAACTACTTCGCAAGTCCATGATCCACAACGTATACGCCATACAGGTGGCATTCCCCCACTCAGAACCGGTCATGGAAATGCAGAGAAGGCAGATGGCACTGACGGAATACCAGACAGGGCTCATCGACCCCATGACCTACTACGAACAGGCGGGATACGAAGCAGGCACGGAGATCAAGCAGAGGCTTATCGAGGAATCGGTAAGGAACCTGCCGTCCGTAAGGGAAAGGATCGAGACACTGGTGGCTCAACAGATGGGACTGGTAGACGACGAAAACGCGGAAGGGGCCGCCGCCGAGATCGCCCAGAGACAGCAGGCAATGGGTCCCACCATACCGGGAGTCAACGGCACGGGGATGGGAACACCACTTCCCGAACCGCCGGGAGGGCCTGAATCAGATATAAACTCAATGCTGGCGCCGGATACGTTCCGGCCCGAAAGGATAGACCTTGGCAGGTAAATCTAAAAACTCATACACCAACGCCATTCTTTCCGTCATAGACGAGTATAAGTCGGTTGTTAAAGACAAGAAACCTAAAACGCCTATGGTAAGCGCTAAAATACAACCGTCAGCACATCCCATACGGCGTTACCTTGAAGAGGCGGGGCTTTCACCCGACATAATGAGGAAGATAAGATGAGTAACGGTAATGATGTATATGTAGGTGCGATGCCCTACGGGTCTGATGT